ATGGGCTACTGGTTCGCCAAGACGAAAAAACGGCTGGTGCTCGGCGCCTACCCCGAAATGTCGCTGATCGAAGCGCGCGCGGCGCGGGACGAGGCCCGCAAGCTGATCGCCGCGGGCAGCGACCCCGCCGTCGTGAAGAAGCAGCGCGAAGCCTCGCGCATGATCGAGGCGGCTGCCACTTTCAAAGTCATGGCGCAGCTGTGGCTGGACGAACAGCGCCCACGCTGGAACGGCAAGCACACCAGGAACGTCGAGGACGCGATGGCGCGGGATCTCTATCCCTATTTTGGTTCGCTGCCGATCGGCGAGGTCACCAAGCCGATGGTTGTCCAGCGGCTGAAGGCGATCGAGAAGCGCGGTGCGATCGAAACGGCAAAGCGCCATCGCCAGCGAATCGATGCCATCTTCGAACATGCGCAGGCACTGGGCTACGAGGTCAGGAATCCGGCCGACGTCGGCAAGGCGCTGCGGCCGCTTACGAAGAAACGCTGGCCCGCTATTACCGACCTAGCCGATCTGAGGCGGATGCTGATGACCGTCGAAGCGCTGCCCGCGCATCCCGTATCCAAGCTGGCATCGCGCTTCATCGCGCTCACCGCAGTGCGGCCGGGCGTGGTGCAGTCCCTGCCCTGGTCGGAGTTGCCGGCCGACGACGCGACAGATCCTGTTTGGGTCATTCCGGCCGCGCGGATGAAACTTTCGGTCGAGCGCAAGCAGCAGGATGCATACGATCACGCCGTGCCGCTGTCTCGTCAGGCGATGGAACTGCTGAAGTCCTTGCGCCTGTTGACGGGGCACGGTCCCCTGGCTTTCCCCAGTTCGCGATCGATGCGCCGTCCGATCAGCGATTCGACCGTGTCGAAACTTTATCGGGAAGCGGGATATCAGGGGCGGCATGTTCCACATGGTTGGCGGTCCAGCTTTTCGACGATCATGAACGAGCTGGCAATGTCACAGGACCGGCCGGGCGATCGCGTCGTCATCGACATCATGCTGGCGCACCAGCAGGAGGGCGTCGAACCCATTTACAATCGCGCGGCCTATATGGCGCGACGGCGCGAGATCGCGCAGGCATGGGCGGATATGCTTTTCGACGGCCTGCCACTGCCTTCAGCCCTGCTCACACTACCGAGGCGCTGAACAGCCGGGCGGTGGCAGCATGAGCGCCCCGTCCGACGCACGCGCGATCGCGTACCAGACCCGCAAGATTTTGAAGGGCGCCGGCGCGACTCTGGGCGGCAAGAAGCGCGGGCATGATCCCGTGCATCGCCATAGCTATGACGTCGACAGTCGACAGGCGGATGTATTCCGGCCGATCGCCGACGGGACCGTCGCCGGAGGCCTGGCCTGGGCGGACGACTATCTGCGCCTGGCCAAGGAGTATGATGTCATCCACAAGAAGAAGGGTGAGCGCAGTCCATTGATGGCAAACGGCATCCGCGTGCTCGAAGCGATGCTGCGCCAGTTTCTGGAGTTCAAGACCGGCACGCTCGATCCGGCGATCACCGCGATCATGAAGGTGACGGCACTGTCCAAGAATGCCGTGGTCGACGCCCTGCGTCGCCTCAAGGAACATGGCTTCCTGGACTGGGTACGGCGAAGCGAGAAGACGACCAATGTGGGGGAAGCTGGACCACAGCGCCAGCAGGCGACCAACGCCTATCACTTCGACATCGGTCGCCTGGGCAAGGCGCTCGGCGACGCTGGCAGGGCCGTGCGTGCGCGCTTCCTGAACCTGCGTGAGGCCCGCCGCCGTCGCGCGGCCCAAACCCCCAAGACCGCCGCTCCCGCCCCTGTGGCAGCCCCGGAGCCCGCCAAACCGGCTGATCCCGCCATGGAGGCGATCCTCAAACGGATCGAAGCCGGCATAGAGGCGCGAGTTTAGAAATGGTGATGTTCACCCACACAGGGGTATAAGAGGATAAGGTCAGCCTTCGGCTGGCGCTATTTGAGGCTCTCCCGACGCACCCCCGCTTACTCGGCAACACCCGCGTGCATTTCCGCACCGTAGGGAACGGGGAGGCTGTGGCCTCCCCGCTTGGCTCCCAGGGGGCCAAGAGGTTAGGATCGCCCTTTTGCGCCCAGGGTAGCGTAGGCGGCACCGTCCAGGGCGAAGTTGGTGATGATCAGCTCCCCCGCCCGCTTCGCGCCACCAGCCGTAGCCGTCGATATCGAATAGGTCGTTTCCACCTCGGCCATGTCGAAGGCCGCAAAGGCGGCACGCACCCCCGGCGTATCGTTGATCGAGACAATGAATTTGCCCGCGATCCCGCCGAGCAGCGCCGCCAGTCGGTCGAAATCGGCCCGATCGAATAGGCCTGCGCCGTAATCATCCTCACAATTCCAGTAGGGCGGGTCGAGATAGAACAACATGCCCGGCCGGTCGTAGCGCCGGATGAAGTCGGCATAGGGCAGCTGCTCGATGACGACCGGCTGAAGCCGGTCGCGAATAGCCCACAGGGTGGCGCGCAATCGCGCGAGATTGAAGCGCGCCGGCGTCCGGCTGTCCACGCCGAAGTTGCGGCTGGCGACCTTGCCACCAAAGGCAAGGCGCTGCAGGTACAGGAAACGCGCGGCGCGTTCGATATCAGTGAGGGTCGAGGGATCCATCGCACGCAAGCGATCGAACTCGGCCCGGCTGGCCAGCAGCCATTCCATCTCATCGACGAACGCCTGATAGTGGCGGCGCACCACGCGAAACAGGGTCGTCACGTCGCCCGATATGTCGTTGATAGATTCCGCGCGCGGACGCGCAGCGCGTCGGAAGAAGATGCCACCCATGCCGACAAAGGGCTCGGCATAGCCGTCATGATCGACGGCCTGGATGATCGCGCAGATCCGTTTGGCCAGATTACGCTTGCCGCCGATATAACCGGCGGCGGGATTGATGGGGGTGATTTTCTCAAGCGTCATGGCGGAACCTTCCGGTGGCCGCTCGATCGGCGGTCGGGTACGGGCTCACAGGCCTCAGACAGTTGAAAGCGCCACAGCGGCGGCACTTGATCTCTATGACACCGGCGATCGCACCGGGCTCGGATTTGAAAAGCAGGGCGCGGCAGGACGCGCATTTATTCGATACGCAGGCAGAATCATTTGACGAATGCATGAAGGTTCGCTCCAACGCCCGCGCCCGTATGCGCGGGTGCGGGGCGGCCGGTCGGCCAGCTGTGTCGTGGCGAGGTTGCTCTCGTCGGTCTATTGGGTTGCAGCCCGATAGCCCCCGCTCCCGACGCTCGTCAGCGCTGGGGCGAAGGAAGCACATTAAATCATGTGTTCAGCATCGCACCCCAGCGATCGAACAGGCTGCGGCGCTGGTCCAGCATCTCGGACCGGTTATAGGCGCGCTCGACCTTGCTGCGATCCGCCGGCACATGCGCCAGCGCCATGTCGATCGCGCCGCGCTCGAGCGGGAACTGCTCATTGAGGATCGTCGAAAAGCTGGCGCGCCAGCCATGCGGCACATGCCGACCGGCAAAGCCCGCCCGCTTGTAGAGCGCGCCGATCGCGGCAGGATGGATTGGAAAGACTATCGAGTATTCATACTCGAAAGCACGAACGGCTTTGAGTAAGGCCACCGCCTGGGGCGACAGCGGTACCAGATGATCATGGGACGCATCGTCCTTCTTGGCCCGCGCGATCTTCATCCGCGCGGCCGGAATGCGCCAGGTCGGCGCGTCGCCGTCCAGCTGCTCGAACTCGTCCCAGCGCGCGCCCAGCAAAGCGCCCATGCGCACTGCGGTCAGCGCCAGGAATCGCGACGCCAGCCGCACGATCGGCGGGCCACCCGCGAGATCGCATGCGAGGAGCAATGCGCGGGCCTCATCGATCGACACCAGCGCCGGCTGGCGGCGCGGCGGCGGCGAAGGGCGCAGCGCCTTGCCGACCACGGCAGCCGGATCATGATCGACCAGGCCCTCGGCAATGGCGAAGGCGAACACGGCCGAGATCCGCTGGCGGATCCGCCGCGCCGTCTCGATCGATCCGCGTGCCTCGACGTCGCGCAACACCTGCAGCACCGCCGGCGCGCCGATCGCTCCGATCGGCAACGGCCCGATATCTGAAAACACGTTGCTTTCCAGCGATCCGATCACATCGTCGGCATGGCGATCCGTCCAGCGATCGCGCTGATGCGCGTGCCATTCGCGCGCCACCGATTCAAACGTGCGGATCTGCACATGCAAATTTGCACGGGACGATGGATCGACGCCCTGGGCGATCAGGCCCCGCGCTTCCTCGGCGCTTGTCCGCGCATCAACCAGCTGCAGGTCGGGCCATTGGCCCAGGCTCAGCAGCTTTTCCCGTCCGCCGATGCGATAGCGCATGCGCCAGGCGCGAAGGCCGGTCGGCGCAACGAACAGAAACAGGCCCCGCTCATCGAACATCTTGTAGGCGCGCGAACGCGGCCGCGCGGCTTTCACCGCAGCGTTGCTGAGCATGGATTGCTCCCATTTAATTTTCAGGACTTGATTTGATGCCCCCAACCGGTCGCAGAACTTCAGCATAACCCACGGCAGCGAAGGGGTGGTGACAGGATGGATACGGCTCGCGAGGCCCTCCGTCTTGGTCGCTATCGGGCGACCTAACCCACCCCACTTCCTTTAGATCTAGAATGGCGCGGTAGCTTTATGGCCGAAAAGACAGAGGTGCAGGAATACTGCCAAGAATGCGGCGAAATTCGGGGCCGGATAGAAGACGATCGAATCGTCGTGTTCCACATCTGCCCTCGTTACGGCCAGTTGCATAAGCTAAATGTATCGATCAACGAGGCGGTTTTGGTTCGAGGTCCAGCTTAGCGACGGACAACCCCTCCGTCGCGCACATCGTGAAACCGACGGAATTGCACGGGTTACGGGCAACTTCAGTCTATAGCGATACCCCACGCGATACCCCTACTTTCGGTGCGAGACGGCGACGCGGCGATGATCATGGGTAATCAATCCATGGCGTAGGTTGCTGGATCATGTTCGACACATAGGCACCCCCGACAGTCTGGCCCGCTGGCGACAGGTGGATGAGGTCACCATTGAAAAGCGCCGTGTCCGCGATCTTCCATGGTATGCCTGGCACAGCGTACAGGCTGTTCAGGTCCCAATAGCCATCGGTCCCGCTGATCCCCGCGCGGACCCGCGCATCGAAGTCAGCGATGCGTTGTTGCGTGGTGTTTGGTGTTCCGCCGTCGGCGCCACGCGGCAACGGCGTACAGACGATAACGAAGCAGGGAAGGAGCGGGTTGACTGCTGCCCAATCCGCCCGGAACTGTGCGGCCTCTGCTGAATAATAGGCTGCAAGCTGTGCGTCAGTCTTGTTCCCGGCGCTGCTGTCGAGGTCGTTTGTATCCAGATACAGAACAAGGGTATTGCCATATATGAAGCTGGCGCGCCGCCTTGCGCCATCCGAGCGCAGCAGGGCCATCTGCCCCGCAGGCTTGGCCACCATCCGCAAAGGTATTTCGATGCCGGTAGCGACAGCCGCAGCGCGGAAACCGCGCCGGAACAGACCGCCGCCCTCGGCAGTCCGGCCATCAGCGCCAATCAAACCGCCGTCGCCGATCGCAGAGTCCGTGTTGTTATAACCGATGCTGTGACTGGCGATAATGTAGGTGTGGGCAGGGTGGACGCCATATCCAACCAGAATATCACCTTCGAGCGTTCCCGCTGCGATACCAGACGGCGAAGGCGTGCCTAGCACGCTCGCTGCAACACCATCATCCCCCTTGCGTCCTACGCCGGTCGGAAGCGTTCCAGCCGCATAGGGCGTCGTCTGCGTCGAAAACTGGCCAGATGTAAGAACACGTTCCTTCTGGAGCTTGAGCACCGTCCCAGCGCTTAGGTTAAGCCCGCTGAACTCAGCCAATTGCGTAAGAGCGCTGCCATTCACAACTGCAACTGGCGACGGGGATATCCCCAGCACCGTGGAACCATCCAGCACAGCTACACGGGTCGGAACATCATTCCCGATATTGACTTCAGGACCGCCGTTGCCGCCGACATAATAGCCCTGCCCATATACCCGCAATGCTGTAACGTCAGTGGCCGCCAACTTCGCCTTGGACACAGTGATCGCTCGAAGGCTGGCACCGTTCACTCCCTGCTGCGATTGAGGGATATCATTATATTGCCCGATGATCTGCCATGATTTAACGGGCGTGGACGCGCCACCGCCCGGCAGCCGCCTGCTCTGATCAAAGCCGAAGCCGCTGCCGAACGTTCTCACGCGGTGATCACCGCGATCTTCTCGGCTGCGCCGGTCGCGATGAACGATCGCGATGCGCCGGCGGGCAGAAAATGGGCATCGCCATCTGCAGCGACCGGGGTCGTCCCGAACTTAATCCAGACGGCCGTGTCAGTCACGACATGCCAGAAGTCACCCTCGGCCGCGTTGGCGGTGATGCTGCTGGGCTGGCTGGTGCCACTGGGCACGAACTTCTGCTTGCGGGCCGGCTGCGACGATTCGACGGCCATGGTGGAACCGGTACTGGCGCGCGCGGTCACCGGACCGCAGGTCACATGCGTGATCGCCATTATGCATCCCCTTCGGCGTGCGGGGTCGCGACAGCGTCAGGGGCTTTGGCCTTCTTGCCCTTCACCTCGCGCACGACGGATTTGCCAAGGCGCAACAGAAACAATCCGGCCTCCAGGGCCAGACTGATGCTTGTGAGCTTCCCGCTCAGTTTCTCGATCTTCATGCGCATTTCTCCATGGAAACATTGCCAATGCGGTGGTTGACCCAGCCCTTGCGAAAGACCTTGAGCTTGGGATTTGCGCGGATCAGCCGGTCATATTCGGCCAGCTGCTTGGCATCGAGGCGGGGCAGCATCGCCTGGCACAGCAAGGTCTGCTGGCAGCGTGCGTAGCCCGCGACAGTGGCAGGACCGACCTGGCCGTCCACCTTCAGCTTAAGCGCCGGGCAAATCTCGTTGAGCGACTGCTGGAAAAAGCGCGACGGCCGCGCCGGTCCCATATTGACCGACGTGTCGAACAACTCGGTGGTGACGGCGGGGTCGAGCGCGATCAACGGCACATAGCCTGGCTTCACCAGATAGGATTGATAATAGATGCTCACCGCCACGTCGCGCGGCAGCGCCTTCATCGGGCCCGTATAGCCATGCTCGACCGCCACCTTCCTGGTGACGCCCATATTGGTCTCACCGCCAGGATCGTTGGGGTGATTCACATATCCACCCTCCAGCGCGATCGTCGGCTTGATGATCTCGATCGCAGCAGGCGGAATCAGGGCCAGCGTTACGGCGGATGCCGCAACGACAAGTTTCAACTTGCTCATGATGTTATCAGTCCTTTCGGCCGAACCAGCGCTGTACCGTCGCCGTTTCCCAGATACGGATGGTCGTCCACACGATCGTCATCAGCGCCGCGATCGACGGCAGCGCATTGGAGAGCGTTCCTGCGAGGACGCCTATCGACAGGCCGTCTGCGGCCAGCTTGACGCCGCTATGCTCCATAAGGTTCATCTGGATCAGATCCCATAATAGGCGCGCATCGCCGCAATCTCGCGGTCGAAGATGTTGATCGTCGGCAGCAGCGGTGTTCCGCCCGCCTGGCTGACCAGCCAATAGGCTATCAGCGCCACCATCGGCAGGATGAGGCCGCGGTTGCTATGTTCCGCGATCAGGTTGTCACGCGCAGTCTGAGCGCGGTCCAGGTGGCTGGCTGACCAGCATCGAAGCGCACCACCTGAAGGACGCCATCGGGGTAGGTGGCGATGTTCGCATCGGCATCGACCTTGCCCGTCGTGCCGAAGGGCACATACCAATGGCCATAGGCTATGGCCGGAGCGCCATTCTCGACGCCGGCCTGGGCAAGGTCATCACGGCTGATCCAGCCGCGCCGCTTGACCCGCCCGAACTCGCCGGGATAAATGCCGTCCGGCTCCCAGCACATTCCGGCAAACGCGGTGAACGGATCGGCATCGGTCATGATCCGGACATTCCGCCGTGATCCGTCGAAGGCCAGCGGAGCCATCCAGTGGATATAGGTCCCGCTCTCATTGAGCAGGGTCTCTTCCTCGTCGATCATCAGGGGGCGAACACGATTGCCGGGCGCATATTCGTCCGCGACGCCAAGGCCCGATATCGCGGTGTTGATTATGCCCAGGATGGTGGCGTTCGTGGAGGCCGAGTAATCGCCGCTGAAGGTGACGGTCCGAAGCGTTCCGTCAATCGTGATGCTCAAATCCATAGGGCCCAGCGAAGCGCGATTGCCAAGGCGCGCGCCCATCGACACATTGATGTTGGCCGACGGTCCGGTCAGCACAGATCCGTTGATGTCGACGTCGCCCCAGCACTTGCCCGACACGCCCGCTGCGCCGGCGCGGCCATATGTGCGTGCGCCAAACAGCAGCGCGGCGGCCGCACCGCCTATTTCGACAGTGGATAAGGCGCCGGTGGTGGCGGAGGTGACGCGCAAGGCACGCCCGAAGTCAGCGACCTGTGCCGCCGCTGGCGTGTTGCCCTTGCCGGTCACCATGATTTCTGCCGCGTGGTTCGCGGGCTGGTAGGTCGTGCCGAACCACTGGTTACAGTTGATGAACAGGTTGCCCACGATCTGGCAGTCTTCGAGCGTCAGATGGTCCTGGACGCCAGATCCCAGCGGCTCAACGATCACGCCGAATGCATTGATGTTCCGCGCTACCAGCCGCGAGCGCCGCGCCGTCACCTTCGATGGATGCGCAAAATCGACATTGTTGTGATATTGCAGGCCTGCGCGGGGACCGGACAGGAGACAGTCCTCGATCTCCATTTCCGTGCCGGACCATGCGCCATGGCCAACGCCATGCTGGCTTGTCCATCCGGCCGCTACGTTGCCCATATGTACGAAGTCGCAGTTGGCGAGATGGATGCGCGCGTTCGCTACATGATCGTCCGCGTGATAGGCATAGCGCCCGTTCTTCATGACGATGGTCTGGTCACGGATGACGACGGTGCCCCGATGCGCGTCGATAGCGCTGGTGGCGGCTACATCGGCGGAGGCGGCATTGTCAGGCAGGCTGCCGTCCAGTGTCGTGCGGTGGCGGCCACGTCCCGCCAGCACGATCTGGCCGTCACTGTCGATCGACCGCTCCTGCACCACTCCATGCGGCAGCTGGACGTAGGCCAGCGCATTCGTCCGGCCGCCAGCGCCATCGACGGCGTCCTGCACCGTGGTCGTGACTTGTTTGGGTTCAGACATGCCCGGCGCGCCAAGGGTCGAGACGCCGACGACCTGCGCCGCCTGTTCTTCCGCTGCATGGCGCGCCACCATGTCGGCGGCCGACACGGTAGAGCCAACCGCGTCCAGCGCAGGCTGGATCGTGATCGAGACGATATCGAGGCTGTGGTCGACGCCTGCGCCGGAGCCACTGGCGACGCGCTGGATCGTCTGGCCGATGCGGGCTTCATCGCCCTCCATCACATAAAGAACCGTGCGGCGCAGGTAGCCCGCTTCGACCACCTCTTCCTCCAGGACGCCGGTCGACAGCACGACATCACCATTCTGGCGATCCACGCGGACAAGGCCCTGAAGCGGGTGCGCGGCCAGAAACCCGGACGTCACGCTGGCCTTGACCACGATCCGCACAGTGTAGCCTGCCAGATCGGCTGCGCGCTCCTTCGACAGCGCAATGCGCGGCGTGATGAAGGTTCCGCCGCCAGTTTGCCCCGCCGGGATGGAAAAGCCCGTCACGCGGCCGCCCCCGGGCGAAATGGCAACGGCGCCATTCTGCATCGAATAGAAGTTGGAAGAGGCGGCGGAGGCTTCCCCATAGCCGCGTGTCGCGGCCCTTGTTCTCTGGCCTTGCGCGGTGTTCGCCGCGCGCGCCGCCGAACTCAGGGGCTTTGCTTCGTCTGACGTATTGTCGACGTTGAAGAGGCCTATTTCGTTCGCGCTTAGCGTGTTTACCGCGCGAAGCTGCGTTGCGCCTGTCTTGCGCAGGGTCAGGGATTGACCGGCCTCCAGCCGGCCGCTGACTATCGCGCTGCCGCGTGAGGTGATGAGGGTATAGGTCACGCCGCCCAGGGTCAGCGTCGGGCCTGCCGCCGTGAGCAAGGCAGGCCAGGTCAGCGACACCATTTCGCCGATCGCCAGATTATGATCGGCAAATGCGCCGGGGAACTCGGCGGTCGCCGCGTTTCCAGTGCCGCCCACATTGCCCAAATGGATCACACTGCTCTGGTTGAGCGCACTGCGCTGCGCGGTCGAGACGGGCTTTGACACGTCCGACGTATTGTCGACGTTGAAGAGGCCTACATCCTCCCGCCCCAGGGCGCTCACCACCTTCAGGACGCCGGCGCTGTGACGACGCAGGAGATAAGGGGAGTCCGCCGCCAGCCGTCCAGGCTGAATGACCTGCCCGCGCTGACCTTTCACCGTGTAGGTAGTTGAGCCGATCTGGAGCGTGGGATCGGCCACCGTGTTGGTGGCTGGCCAGCGGATGGCGAACAGCGTGTCGTTCCCGATCGCCAGCATATTCAGCGCCGCCGGTATGGCGGCGGTCGCGGCGTCACCAGTGCCGCCGACGTTGATGAGGGCAATGGCGCCCGATGCTTGATCGGCGGCCTGCCGCGCAGACGTCTCCGTGTCCAGCGCCGTACGGTTGGGATAGCTGTCCTGAACGACGCCCGCGCCTGCCACCATGAGGTAACGGGTGGCGTAGGCCCCGGCCGGCCCGTAAGCCACGAACTGCTGGCCGTTTGCCGTGACAGCTTCGCCTGCCGCCTTGTTCGCAAAGACGTTGGCGCCCAGAAGCGCTGTCTGCGCGGCGGCTTCCGCAATGCCCTGCGCAATTATCGATGCATCCCGCGCCGCGCCGCTTTCCGCAGCGCCATCTTCAGCCTCCGACTGTGCGGTTACAGCCGTAGCCGCCGCGCCGGCCGCCGAGGCGGCGTCAGCGCTCACCTGCGCCACAGCGGCATCGATGAAGGTGGCCGATGGCGTACGCTTGCCAGTATCAACAGCGACGCCGCCCGTCATGCGCCAGACGATCGCGACCTCATTGTTGCTGGGTGACTGGGTATAGAATATGTCGCCTTCCAGCGTGACAGCCTCACCCTCTTCCTTCGTTGTATAGAGCCGTCCGGCGCTGGCCGACGCGCTGGCCGCCAGTTCGGATCGATCCGCCTCCGTTTGCGATCGGTCGGCCTGCGTCTGTGCGCGATCCGCCTGGGCCAGCGCACTGTCTGCCTGTCCCTGAGCCAGCGTCGCCTGCGTCTGCGATCGATCGGCCTCCTGCTCGGATCGGTCGGCCTGCAAAATCGCCGTGTCGCGCGCCGCTTCCGCCACCTCGGCAAAGGGCTGCGCGCCGGCAATGCCGAGACCGCGGATATAGGCATCCATCGCCGCCGGAGTCGCCTCATCGATCCGACCCAGATCCTTCAGCCGCTTTTCGACGCCAAAGCCTGCCGCCCCGCGTTCTGTGATCAGGATGGTATCGGTTTCGGAAACCAGCTCAGCGACAGGCAGATCGACCAGCGCCGGCGCGGCACCGTCGCCCGGCAAATCGGATGCGGGCTGCGGATCGATGCGACCCGTCCAGCGCAGAGATCCGCCTGCATAGGTCTCTATCACGTCATAGGAGAGACCATAGGCCTGCCCATCGGCATAGATAAGGTCGCACTGCTGCGCGGCCAGCAGGAACAGCCAGGCATAGCCGTCGCTGGACAGGACAGCCTCGACCGTGACGCGCGGCTCCAGCATAGACGACCGGCGGATCGCCATCGTCGCCGTCCGCCCCGTCAGATCCTGCGGCTGCCGATCCTTGTCCAGCAGAACAATGCGCAATGCACGGGGGTTGGCCGCCCAGATCGTCAGAACGGGCGCGAGCGCGCGGAACATGCTCATGCCCTGTGACCCGGCACAGCGATCCGATCGCCGACACAATGATGCGTCGGCGGGTGAAAGCCCGCAGATTTCATAAGATCAATCCTGCTTCAGGGGGTCGGCGTCAGCCGCCGGGACAAGGAGAGGGCTGCGCCCCCGGTCAGTAGATGGCGGTGATGATCCCGCCCACGGTCTCGATCGTCACGCCGCCGATTGCATGAGCGCCATCCGCAATGGGTGTTGCCGCCGCGATAGCGTTCAGATTGCCATTGCTTGGCTGCGCGCCGATGGCGAGACGGGTTGCGGCGGCATCTGCCATCGTCAACAGCGCCCTTCCAAACGATGTCGTCACCAACGCTGCGATCGCGGTCAGGTCGGCGTCGAGCGGTTGTTTTCCTGCCAGAGCCGTCGTCATCGTCGTCGCGAAATTAGCGTCATCGCCCAGTGCCGCGGCGAGTTCGTTGAGCGTATCGAGCGTTCCCGGCGCGCTGTCGATAATTTGGGCGGCGATAAACGTAGCCAGCTGGCTCACCAGCCAGGCCTTGTTCGTGCTGCCATCAAGGCCGAGCAGCTTTTCGGTGCCGGCTAATGTGCTGCCGGCGACGGCGCCGGACAGGGCAGCCTCTATCAGCGCATTATTGCTGTTGATCTTCAGCGCACCGGCGCGCGGATTATCGCCGGTCCCATCATTGGCAATGGTACCAACGTTGATGTCTTGCAATGTCATGGATCAGGTCTCGTCGAATGTGCCGACGGTGCTGTCGAAAGTGAAAGCGCCGGTAGAATCGAAGGTTGCGCCATCCCAGACCGTGTCGTCGCCAGCGCCAGGTGCGATCAGCGTGGGCGGCGGAGGCGCGGAGCCGCTCATGGACAGCGCCAGTGCATGCTTCCCGGTCGTCTCGGTTTCAAATGTGATGGTGACGGTGGCGGTTGCGATATCCTTGGAAATCGCCGCAACGACGACCAGGTGATCCAATCCGTCGTCCGGATCGACCAGCTGATAGGCCTCCCCCAGCCGCACATGCCACAGTCGCGGTTTGCACGGGCGAGTTATACCGGTCAGCTCACGCCGGTTGAACAGTTCATAGGCGGTGAGCTTGGCGGCCTGATCCTTGTCGGTCACCAGCTCGCAAAGATATTCTTCTTCCTTTGGATCGCCATCATCCAGCGCGATATAGCTCTCGAACGAGATCGCGGCGGACTGGACATATTCCCATTTATTGGCTTCAGACCGATATTTGGGCACCATCGTGTTGATGCGGTCCTTCCACGTCCGCATACCGGGGGTCACATATTCGCCCTCGCCAAAATCCTCGATTGTGATCGTGTCGAGCGCGACCTTGGGACTCTGGAAGCGTACGGACAGCAGCCCGCCGCTCCACACCGGACTGGCTGCACCCGCCGCACAGATGCGCTTCAGATTATCCCATTGGCTTATCCCAGGCCCATCATACACGAAGCCGTTGACCGCCCAGCCATTGGCATCGCAGACATTCGCGAAGGCGGTCCAGGCAGGCCAGTCAATCTCGTCCTGGCTATAGCCGCAGCCGACCAGGCGCACTGTCTGTTCGCCCGTCGCCGGATTTATGGCAAAGCGCCCGCGCGCATAGGTGATGGCGTTCAACGCGACATTGGTGTCGTAGGCAAATGTCTCCTCATCATCCCACCGATGGCTGCCCACGCCGCCTGGAAAAGTGTCGTCCTCGCGCCAGTCATATACTTTTGACCAGCGACCGACGACGCCATGGACAGGTATGCCATTGGCCCAACGCTTGTTGTCTCGGTCGAACCGGTAACTGAACAAGCCTGCCGCATAGTTAGACAGCTTGTGCGCCGCAGACCAGTCGGGCATCGCGCCCCACGGTCCGGCCAGCGCATCCGGCTCCGGACGCAATCCTACCTGCCGGTCTAGGTACAGCCAGCTGTTGTAATAGCCCGACGCGGAGTTGCCGAAGAAGGGGATGACGTTCCAGTCGACCAGTACCGCATCGATCGACAGGGCCGTGCTGGCCGACCAGATGAAGACCTTAGACAGATAGGGATTATGCGTCTTGCCAACCTTCCCCCCATAGCCGACGTCATGCACTTGGCTCCCTGCGGTGAAGCACCGCCCCATGCCATAGGGAATGGGCTGGTTGCCGCCGATGGTCACCGTATTGACCGACCCGATCATGCCGGGCTTCTTCTGCATCAACTGCGCACCGATCGACGAAGCGGCGGCGACGACGGTGGCAACCTGCGCGACTGTCGTGGCGGTGGCGATGATGGCGGATGACAGAGCCGTGGATGCCCCCGCCGCAGCTGCAGCGGAGCCAGCCGTTGCGCCAAACAATCCCGCTCCCGCGGCCGCACCCACGCCGGTCGCGACCAGCGCCACGACACCTGCGATGACAGCGACCGTCCGCAGCGCCTTCATATCAGGCCCGCCAGGCCGCCGTCACGTCGCCAAGGCCTATGATCAGGTTGACCGATTCAGCAGCATCCTGATGCCAGCCCATATATTTGTAGCCGACGCAGATCAGGCCAGCCTCACCCCCCTCGCCTCCGACGACCGCAATATCCCCCTCCAGCATTCTTGCCGGGGCGATGCGTGGCAGCAACCCGTCAAGTATCGCCACTAGGCCGCCCTTGTCCCTCAGCGCACGACGGGCACCGATCATCGACGAATAGCGAGGCAATGGCGGTGGCCTGTGGCCCATCTGCAGCAGATGGAAGCGGATCATCCGCACACAGTCGGCCGATTTGAAATCCAGCACCCGGCCGCGATATTTCGCGATGGTCTTTTCCAGTGCGGCCTGCCGCCGCTCAAGGTCGGTCATCCCGGATTATCCGCGCCCCAGGCGCTCGACCTGGGCATTCCGGTGGCGTTCACCATTCCCAGCTCTCCCGGATAGCATTGCTGGTGAAATCGATTGTTCAGAGCGTTCCCGCGCATCACCATGAACAGCCGCTTCGCCGCGCTCTCAAATTCGATATCGACCTCGCGCTGCCCGCGGGATCGCTTCAGCGTGACCGTGTCGATCGACAGGTCGGCGCTCAGCTCCGGCGTGCCGACGACATGGCCCGTCACCGGGTCATATTCGCCCAGCCAGAACTTCATCCGGCTATTCTGAAATGCAGGATCGGACAGGGCAGCCGCGTCGGCCGTATTGCGCGGCAGAAAGGTGACTTTGCCGCCGGGTGCTTCGTCGCCGGTCTTTTCCTCGAAACTCTCGGCTGATTTCACCGTGCCGAAATCTTCATCGACGCAGTCGAACAGATTGCCGCCCCAATACAGAAAGCCGCCGTCGCACAGACGCACTGTTCGTGCCGGCAGCGTGATCTCCATCAACGCTACCGGGTGGATCACCCGTCCTGTGAATGCCATCTATCGGGCCCGGCTACCGTGCTTCATGAATCTCGAAGGACAGACCGATGTTGCGCTCCAGCGCCAGTTCCCAGCCCAGCTGATCGCCGACGACCCAGCCCTCGATGCAGGGCTGCACAAATTCCAGTGCGTCGCCGTCGATCGGCGGCTTGCGCAACATCTGCGTCAGCGTGATCGTCGCGGCCCCGCTGCCATTAGCGGTCACGTCCGAGGCGATGAAATCGAAATAGAGATGACCACCAATCGACAGGTGGAAGGGCTGGCCTTCCTTGAATTGGTAGAAAGGCGCACCGCCATCGATGTTGAGCACCGTGCCGGCCTGGCCGCTGCCATTCACCACGAAGCTGCCCGGCGTGCCGGGATCGAAGTCCAGCAACGGATATTCCATCCGCGCACCTTCACGCTGGCCGCGCACCAGCCGGTTGACCCATTTCATGCCTTCGTCGGCATTGCTTTTGAGCGGTGGCATTTCAAAGGCCACGCCATAGCGGTTGCCAAGCTTGTTCAACCGCTGCGTCTCCGCACCACTATCGGGCTGCAGAATCCCGCCGAAGTCGAGAACGCGCGGCATCGCTTTGCGCGCGCCGGGCCAGGTGGGCAGGATGATCATGGGAACCGCTTGGCCCCCGCCCGGCTGAGCGCGATCTGCGCGCCGTTCGACCCGGCCGACGCGGCCTGCGCGCCGATCGGCGCGGCGACCCCATAGGCCCGTCGATCAACAACAGCATTGAAGTAAGGGGATGGTTCAACCACAACGGTCGCCGCCATTCTGCCGGATGGATTGTCGTTGGCGATCGATAACTTCTCGCCATAGCTGACATTGGCAATGGGCTGGCCATTCAGCGACAGCACATTGCGGTCAATACCTCGCAAGCCACCGATCGTCATCTCGCCGCCATTGGCAAAGCGCGGGCCGACAAAGTTACCCGTCGCTGCTTTCGCGGACAGATCGACGCTGCCGGTGGCACCGCCGAGCCCGAGTAGACCGCCGCCGAGTTTGAACAGACTGCCCAATATTCCACCGCTGCCGCCGACAGCCTGCTGCAGCTGAAATCGGATAAGGTCGGCGATCAACTGGTTGAACAGTTGGCCGGCAAAGCCTTTGAGCTTGAGCATGCGCGAAGCGGATTCGGCGAGGCCATCGTTCATATTGCGGATGCCGTTGACCGCGATATTCTCATAAGCCTCGTTGATCTCGGCCGCCGTCTTGGGAATGCTGTCCATGTAGGACGCGATCGGCCCCAGCGTGTCGCGGTTGATGCGCAGCGTCTCGCCGGTGCGGATCTGGCCAAGCTGGTCGAGCTTCGCCTGGGCGAGCTTCTTCCCGGCTTCCGTGCTGTCGTGTCGCGCCAGCACCTCCTCGGCCGACAGGCGCATGGATTTCAGCTCGTTTTCGAGCATCGAGAGCTGGACTGTCCGCCGCTCCTTTGCGGTGGTTGCCGTCGCCGCGCGGATCTGCAGCATGTCCCTTTCGCGATCGAGTCCCTCCTGTGCGGTGCGGGTCTCCTCCTCGATCAGGGCGTCATCCAGCCCCCAATTGATCTGCTGCTTTTCCAGATCATAATTGCGCACACGCTGCAGTTTCAGCTGCTCGGCCTGAGCGGCGGTCAAATCGCCCTGCCTGACCCGGCTGTCGACGTCGGCGCCATAGGCTTCCTTAGCCGCCAATATCCGCGCATGCTCGATCGAAGCTCTTTCCCGCAGGTCCGACGTAAGATCCCGTTCCATACCCAGATGGTCATCATAGAGACCAGCCAGCTCATCCTGGTACCGCGCCGCCAGTTCCTCGGTGCGGTCCTTTGGTCCTTTTTTAGCGCGGCCGGGATTGGGAACGGGCAATGCGCCGTCGGGGACGATGGAATTTTGTGGCTTCGGAACATTTGCCTGTGCCGTCGCCTGCTGCAACAACAGGGTTTGTCGACGAACTTCTGCTGTTGCGGTCTCCAGCGTCCCGCCCTGAACATTGCTTCCCACGCGGCGGAACTGGATCAAACTGCCCTCGCCTTTGGTTGACCTGAGGCGGGCCTGCATTTCGTCCCGCGCATCGCGCAAAGCCTGCATCCGGAACTGAAGGTTCATGTTGGCGTCGGCATTGCCACGGGCGAGCGAGTCGCCGCCTACCGCGCCGCCTATCCCTCCCAGAATGGCGCCGGGCGCTCCAAAGCGCGAACCCACGGCAATCCCCGCCAACGCGGTAGAAATGCGTGGATATTCGCCCACAAGCTCAAGGGCTTTGCTGGTTAGCGTCGCCAATGCATTGGCGAGTCCCAGAATCGAGGACGCATTCTGGGAGACAGCTGCCGCGAACCGCGTATCAAGCGTCATCTTGATTTCGGCGAGCCGATCATTTGCCTCCGATGCGCCGTCGGCTAGGTCGTCGGAAAGCACCAGTCCCAGTTCGCGCGCGCGCGCGCGCAGCGCCTCCATCCCCTTGCTGCCCTGCGTGAGCAGTCCGTCGAGCTTCTGTCCGGCTTCGCCAAACAGCTTGACCTCAAGGCGCGCCCTGGTCGCTGGATCCTTGATCTTGCTGAGCGCGTCCGCCAGCCTGGGTAGCACTTCGCCGGCCGAGTAGATCCGGCCATTTGCATCCTGCACGGATACGCCAAGATCGCGGAAGAGGGTTGCCTGTTCCTTCGTCCCTGCCTTTGCCTCGCCGATCGTCTTGGTCAGCTTCTTGAGCGAGCCATCCATTTCCTTCTGCGTAAGGTCCGCCTGAGTGGCGACATAGCGATATTCCTGAAGTTCCTTTCTCGTAACGCCCGCCTCATTTGCGGCAGCCTTAAGAGAGCCAGCATAATCCAGCGCACGTTTGGCAGCCTGCACCGCCTCAACACCGATGAAGGCGGTCGTCAGGTCGCCGATCGCACGGCGAAGCCCGGAAACTTCGGCCTTGATAGCGGTGGCATCCGTCTTGATTTTCTGCTTGGCGCGCTCGGAGCCATGCTCAAACTGTGACGTATCGAAGCCCAACGTCACGCGGAGAGCGCCGATAATGTCTTTTGACATACGCACCTCCATCCCGATGCCAACGGCACCAGGCTAAAAATCAATAACAGTTACAAAAGCTCAGCCAACCGATAATGACTCGGCACGGACGATTCAGTATGTGGGGTGCATCATGACTGTTGTTTGGGAAGTCATTGCGTTTTTGGCCGCACTATTTGGCGGCTGGCTGATCCTCACCAGCCTTGGCCCTGATTATAGTGCCCCACAGACCGCAGCGCAGGCGGCGGTCGGCATCGGGATTGCGGCTATACCCTATTTCATCGCATCAATGGCACAGCGGGCCGAAATCATGAAGCGGCTCACGAACCTCTCGCCCTCAGGGGAAAAGGAAGAGACGATCGTTGATCGAGCAAAGGACTTTCTGTTCGGTCGCGATTAGGCTTCTTCGATCACCTGCCCATAGGCGGTGGCCCACACCTTCATCTTGTGCCAGATGACGTCGGGATCCTCTTCCTTGCCTTCGGCCTGCCGCAACACGTCAGCCAGGGAGTCGAGTTTTGGGCTGAAGGCAGACCAGCGCGCATTGTGCCAGGCGATTTCAAGCCGCGTCAGCTGCTCACGCTTGATGCGTTCCTGATACCCGACCAGGGCCGATCGCACGAGGCGCGGCGTCTGTTCCCAATATTCATCCGGATCAAAGCCGGCCTCGCACCAGCGCTGGTGGAGCTTCAGCCAGTCCCAGTCCTCTTCCGGCGCGTCGGCTTGGGAGGGTTTTCGCCCTTCTTACCCTCCCCGGAGCCGAACGCGCTTTCGAGGCTGGCAAGAATCGCGTTGCTGAAAACGGCGGGACCGAATTCCTCCATCAACTCGCCGATCTGGATAAGATGATAATCGGCATGATGTTTCCGGAGACCAGCCCAAGTCAGAACACGGATAGTGTCCAGCGCTGGGCCATCCCGATCATCTTCCATATCGTCTAGGATGGCTCTTGCCTTCCTGCCCAGCATGGGTTCGGCGACACACAAGGCGTTAATGCCGAGCTTCAACGTCAGCGTCACGTCGCCCAGGACAAGCGGCACTTCACCGCGCAGGGGATTCATCAGCTAACCGCCGCGTGGGTGGCGACACCGCTCGCCTGGAATGTCAAAGTCGCTTCCTGCTTTCCGGTAATCGGCATGGCGCCTGGTGCATAGCCGGTCAGGATCGCATTGCCGCTAATCTGACGTTTGCCTGATCCGGCCACGTGAGCGGAGCGATATGGCTTGGGAGAGGGGTGATTAAGCATCGCCAACAGTTGCAGATCGCTCGCGGATCCAGACAGATAGTTGATCTGCACGGTGAGGGTGCCGGGCTCCAGCAGCTTCTCGCCCTCATAAGTATGGGCACCCACCGTTTTATGGTGCGAATTCTGGTAGGTCGGACGCGTCGGATTGCTGGGCGTTACGGAAAGCACTTCGGGAATTTCGAATTCCGCATCCGCGATGTCAGTAAAATAGAATTCCGCGCCGAAATTGCCGTTCGACATGGGCCTTACTCCTTGCAGTAAATGGAAAGGCGCAGCGTGCGCCCATAGACGGATGAAGCGCCACGCACGCCGACGACCGGAATGTCTCGCTCCAGATTGATGAAACCGTGTGTGAAGGTGATACCGGCGACGACGGCCGCGCCCTCGAGCAGCTGCCCGAGGTCATAGGCTATCGCTCGTGCTGTCCCGTAATCCGGCGCCAGGCTGTCGGCCTGCACCTGCACGATGCGCAAATCGTCGCGGCCGCCATGGCTATAATTGATGCCCGGATCGATCATCGTGAACACGATCGCAGGCAATGGTGCGCCATCCGGCCTATCGCCCCAATGTGCCGCCCGCGTGTTTTGCCAACGGCCGAGCATCCCGCCGATCGGCGCGGCGACGACACGCTGGCGCAACGCTTCTTCGAAAGTCATGACCGCCGCACCGATCGCGTCAGCGCGCCGTCCAGTTCATCGGCCAGCGCGATTGCGCATTCACCAAGCACGTCGCCAGCCGTGACATTCCAGGCGACCGAAACATGCGGTTGCGGCGGTACCCAGGATAGGCTTTCGCCGCGCCGATGGATAAAGCCGAATTCCAGCCATGTGCCGACCGGGTCGTTTGTGCCGGCATAGACCTCTGCGTAATTCTTCCCGGCCCGGCGTATCAGCTTCGATTGGCGCTCGTTCAGTTTCGTGCTGATGATGAAGCTGTCACGGTAAGCAAAGGCCGGTCGATCGGGTGTTTCCGAAGGAGCGTCCGTCGGCGCGATATCCTTGACCGCCACTAGAAACGGCTGAAGCGCTCGCTTCCCTGCCCGCTCCAGCGCATTTTTTCCCATCTGTTCGGGCAATGCATTAAGCGTAGCGAGCAGGGCATCAAGGCCCTGCATGTCATACTCGCCACCGCTCACGCCGCCACCCGCGTCGCCGTGAAGGCAAAGCCCTCGTTAAAGCCGATTTCCTCGATCGCGCTGATCTCCCAGGCGGGCGATTTCGCCGGATCGGGATCACTGAGCGGATAGCGGATGCGATCGCGCACGCTCACCGCGCGCGTATCGCTGTCGGCCAAGACTAGGAAGGTAGCCGTCTGCGATCCGCCCTGCTGTGCCGCCTCACGCTGCTCACTGCCTGCGCCAAACAGGACATTGGCTGAGCGCGCGGCGGTCTCTCGCCACTCGGCGTCGACGGTGCGGTGGCCATAGCCGTCGGTCCCGCCCAGCCGCTCCTCGAACAGGATGCGCTTGTTGCGTCGGGCCGGTAGCAGACGGGGATCGCCCATCACAGCCGCCTGTATCGATAATGGTCGATCAGATCATCGACCGACCGTGGAATGGGACCGCCAGCGCGCGTGTAAAGATGCTCGACCAGATAGCGGGTGGCCTGCCGCACATCATGCGGCACTGCTTCCTGCTGCGCCTGGATCGATGCATCGCGGTCGATATGGCCGACCGTAGCAGTCACCGTGATCGCCCCTGGGACGGCAGCGGCAGTGGGCCAGCGCGCGCCAATGGCGGGTGTCACAAACGTCCAGTCCTGCCGCACGAAGGATCGGAAATTCTCGAACGCCTGAAATTCGCCTGCCGCGTCCAGATAGCTGATCGTGATGCTGTCGGCGATCACCGGTACCAGCGGGATGCGCAAATCGCGGGGAAAGCAGTCCAGGTTGAACGCCACCTCCCGCCGCACCGCCACCACGCCATAAATGGTCTCGATCTGACGCGCGGCGATGCGGATCAGATCCGCAATCGCCACATCGTCGTCAGCCGTCTCGACGCGAAGGTGGAGCTTCGCATCAGCGACCGTGATCGGACCATCCATGCCGGCCATCGCGCTTAGGCCTGGTTGGCCTGCGGGTTGTCGTGGCCGCAGCCCTTGATCACCAGCGCGGCGATCGGCGTGCCGGTGCCGTGCGTGCCGGAGAAATCGGCAAGCAGCTTCAGATAGCGTTTGCCACCCTTATAGCCGAACCGATATCCGGCGGCAGCGGCGTGCGGGGCGATCAGCGATTTGATGATGCCACCCGTCGCCACCGCGACGCCCAGCATATGCTTGGTTTCGACCGCGCTATAGGTCACATCGTCGTCCGAATGGGTGAGCACGAACTCGATTTTGTTCGAGCCACTGAACGAGATGCCGCCCGCGCCGATCGCCAGCACGATCTCCGCTGCGTCATAGCCGAGCAGGTCGATCGCCGCAGGCGTATTGTCAGCCGCAAGCGTGGAATTGCCGATCGCGACCGCGACCGACATGTCCGAATGAATGTCCTTCATGGATTGTCTCCAGAATATAAAGGGGATTGGAAAACCGGCGTCGCCGCCGGTCACCGAGTCAGATGCCAGCCGTCAGGCCGCGCACTTCAACAGCTTGATCGCCTCGAAATTGGTGATCCCGCCGCCCACGCGCTTCGTGGTGTAGAAATGCACGAACGGCTTGTTGGTGAACGGGTCGCGCAGGATGCGCACGCCCATGCGATCGGCGATGGTATAGCCGCGCTTGAAGTCACCAAACGCAACCGGGAACTTGTTGGCGCCCAGCGCATCCATGAAATCGTCGGTGTAAACAGGCTTACCCAGGATAGTGGCAACTTCCGCAGTGGCCGACGGCGGCATCCACAGATAATTGCCCTCCCCGTCCTTCCATTTGCGCATTTCGCCCATGACGGGGTCCGACGTCAGGAAGGCCGCGCCGTTACGATAGCCCTGCTTGAGCGCATAATAGAGGTCGATCAGTGCATCGGCGGGGTTGCTGGTGGCGAAGGCCGCAGCCGCTCCGGTCTTGATGAAACCGATCTTGCCCCAGGCATAGCTCGCATTCGCGACCGTGTCGTAGTTGAGCAAGCCACGCGGCTTCTTGATCCCGGAGCCAGTAATGAAGGCCTCGCTTTCCTGCTCGGCAAACTCGATCGACACCTCGTCAGCCAGCCAGGCGGCGATATCGACACGGGCATCGTCAAGCAGCGTCTGCGTGGTGGCGGGATTGGCATAAAGCTCGCCGGTGTTGATGGCGATCTCGCGCAGAGTCGGCGTGCCGGTCTCGCCCCGGCTATCCTCTTCGCCAACCCAGCCAGCGCCGGCGCCGCCCATGCTCACCAGCTTCTTATAGGTGTCGCCCGAAATCTGAACGACACGCGCCAGCTGGCGAAACACGGAAACAGCGCCCATGACGCGATCGATCCCCTGTTCCATTTCGACCGGGACCAGATAGCCACCATCCGGGTCGGACTGGGTGGTAAGGCCGGCCTGCACCTCCAGTGCGCGCATATCGGCATCGATGGCGCGATCGCCGCGACGGAACCAGGTGTTGAACGTCTGCGAATGCTGGCGCGCCGCCGGCGTCAGGCCATCGCCCGCACCGCCGCCCAGCTGGGCCGCAGTGAGCGCGGCCGACAGACGATCGATCTCCGCATTGATCGGCGCGATCAGCGCATCGGCCTCGGCCTGCGTCAGGCGACCGGCGATCGCCTCTTCGTGCTTGGCGCGCATTGCCTCGACGGCGGCATTGATCTGCGCGATCATGGCGACGGGATTGTCCGCCTCCGCGCGCGGGGAGGCGAAAACGGCACGGGGAGTGGACGCGACGATGGTCGCGCCTGCCGCCAGGAGGGCGGTGCGCTTCAAATTCTTCATGGGGATTGCTCCTATCGGGTGACGGTCGCGAGGAGCCCGGTGAGCGCCTCGGCAAGTTTCGGGTCACCAGCGCCTGGCGTGGTGGGCTCCTCGGTGGCAGCGCCTGGCGTGCCCTTCAGATTCTTGATGCGCGCGCGCGCCTGACTGCGCGTCTGGCCAGATGCGACCAGCGCCAGTTCCATCGCGCGCAAATCATTGACGCTCTTGTCTTGCGCCTTGGCATCTTCATCGACGGCGAGTTGATCGGCGGGCAACAGCGCCTCGGCAAAGCCACGCTCGACTGCGATGCTGCCGGACATGAACGTCTCGGCATCCATCCAATTGGCGATCGCCGCCGCGTCCTGACCGCTACGTGCGGCATATACATCGACCATTGCCTGGTCGAATGGTGCAAGCCAGGCGGCGGTTTCGGCCATGTCATGGCGATTGCCGACCGCGACGACCCAGCAATTGTGGATCATCAGGAAGCTGGCCGCGCCGATCTCCAGTCGATCGCCCGCCATGGCGATGACCGACGCAGCCGAAGCCGCCATTCCCATGATCTTGACCGTGATGTTCTGCGGATGCTCGCGCAGCACATTGTAAATGGCGATCCCCTCGAACATATCGCCGCCATAGCTGTTGATATGGACCTCAACGTCGCGATCGCCGATTGCACGCAGCTGGGCAGAAACCTTCTTGGCGGTGATGCCCCCGCCCGACCAGTAATCTTCCCCGATGCTGTCGAACATGGTGATGACGTTGTCGCCGGTGGAAACCGCCCGCACGCCAGCCGCCATGTCACCATAGCGATCCAGCACAGACGCTGGCGTAAACGCTTGCAACTTCTTGTCGGCGGGCAACGGCAGCGCGCCAGGGCGAGCGCCCGCAAACACGCGAGGCATGTTACGCAACTGGATCATTGTCGTCCTTTTCGGATTTGCCACTGGCGTCGCCGGCCGTGTTCGGCGGCGGATAATAAATGTCGCCGTCTTCACGCGGGTTCTGATCCTCCAGCGCGCGGACTTCATTGGGCGATGCCCAGCCCCATTGCAGTGCAACCGCATGGGCGGCGTAGCGGGTTTTGATGTCGGTCCTGACCATAGCCGCCCGATTGAACCGCGCGTAAATCTTCGGATCGGCGATCATCGCGCCGATCTCTTCTTCCCACATGACCAGGTGATCATCCATCGTGTAAGCAGAAAAGCCATTCGACTTCTGCTCCAACCCAGTCCCCCAATTGCTATCCGACCCGCTATTGTCGCCGATCATGCTGGGCGGCACTCCGAAGAACATGCAGATTTCGGATCGTGAAAGCTTCTGCCCCTCAATCCACTGCATGTCGGTCGGGCTCATTGAAATGGTTTCCCATTTCAGCCCCTCCTCCAGCAGCAGAACGCCGCCATCTTTCTCGCCGCCCGCCCGAAAATCATCGAGCGAACGCTGCAGCCGGTCATAGGCCGGATCGCTCAGTTTCTTGTCGTCAGGCATGGACACTGCGCCCGAAGGCCGCGCGCCATGGCGGAAGGTCGCTGCCACCTGACGGTCACGCGCCCGCGCTTGTCCTATCGTCTCGCGGGCGTAAGTGAGCGGCGTCACGCCCGAATAGCCGTTGAGCGTCAGGCCATAAAGGTGAAACATCTCGTCCTGGCTGACAGTGATGGGCGAGCCATTTTTGCGCACCACATCATATTCCAACGTCAGATCGTCCCGCTGGCGCACCGTCACCCGCTCCGGATGGATCGGGATCAGGGCACGAACTTCACCGCGCGAGATAACTTTCAGGGCAAACGCATTGCCGCGCAGCAGCACATGTGCCTGCATCATCCGCTTGAACTGCGCAGGTCTTTGCCAGCCATTGGGCTTGCGCCGCAGCAGCTGGGCGACGGCATGGTCCGACGCATCGATGCGCGTCCGATCGTCCACACGCCGCTTCACATCGATCGGCAGCGTTGCGACCTTGCCCGCGATCAGGCGGACACAGCCGAACACCGCGCCCACACGCATCGCCGTTTCCGGCGTCACCACCTCTCCGGACAGCCCGGCCTCGCCCCGCAGAGCTGCCTCCAGCTCCTGCGAAGTCGAAATCACAAACCCGCCATCCGGCGAGACCGATTGCGCCAGCGGTCGCCCGCTCGCACCGAAGGACAGCGGCGCGCCGCCGCCATCGATCCGCGCAGGAACATCCCCGGCCGCGCGGCCGAAAATGCGATCGAACAGGCTCATGCAATCTCCTCAGAGCACCCGCACGCCGCGCTGCTCATAGACGGACGGCCCCTCGGCCTCTTCGCCCATATGGACACCGATCGTGCTCATCAGCGCGACCGGATTATCGATCTTTAGATGCGCCTGGCCCTCAGGTTTGTTGGGGTAGACGTTGTCTTTCTTGTCGGGGGTGCCGACGACGTTGGAGATTTCCCACTCCATCACGGGGTCGCCGCCATGGATGATCAGCCGGGCGCGCATCGCGGCATCCAGCTGTTTCATCGGTTCACTGAAATTGAGCACTGTCGGCCGATATTCGATGACCGGCACACCCTTCTTGGCTAGGCGCGTTGATAGCTGTGTCGCCTGAAACGGGTCGTAGGGCACGAACTCGACCTGAAAGAGCTCGACAGCCTCCTCGATGGCGGCCTCGATCTCGTCATAGTCGACAATGTTGCCGGTGGTGACATCCAGCAGATCCAGCGCGTCCCATCCTTGGTAGGCAGGAACCTCCGCAACCGTGTCGCTGGGCAGGAAGTACCGACCGATCCGGATATAAGGGTCATCCTTCGTCGCCACTTCGCCGATCGGCAGGAACAAATATTCCAAGGCTGCGATATCGACCTTCGACGCCAGGTCGAGACCAAGAATGACGCGCCGGCCGCGCAGCCATTCCAGCGCCAGCGCTTCGCGCGGTTTAGCCGGGATCTCCGGGTCTTTGCATTTGCGCCAGGCTTCGACATCGAAATAGGCGGCCTTTGCCGAGACCCAAAGGTTTAGGTGCTTCGTTTTGAAGACGCCGGCCTTGCGCGGCGTCGCGATCGCGTCGCGTTGCCGGGCGCGCAGGAAGTCCATCGACACCGACACATCGGCATTCGGATTGGCCTTCCGGAGCGCAACCTCCGACTTCCAGTCGTCGCCTTCGTCGATCGAATATTCGACGAACAGCGTTTCGTCATCGAGCGGCGGCCCGCCGTTATGGCCGATGCCGGCGAGCTTCTTCCTCTCCTCTTGGATCAGCGCATAGCAGGGGCCAGCAAGATTATCGCCGGCAGTGGTGATGAGCAGCTGCAGCGGCTGGTCGCGGGCGCCCATGCCGGTGACCATGGTATCGACCTGGCCGTCATCCGCATGCTCATGATATTCATCGTGGATCGAGCAGCTGGGCGACTGGCCGTCGCCCGGATCTCCGATGATCGTTTCGAACTTCGATCCGTCCTGGATCCGGCTGATTGCCTTCGCCGTGATCTCGATACCGAAGCGGCGCTTCAGCGCCGGCGTCCGGTCGACCATCAGTCGGGCGGGCTTGAAAACCTCCCATGCCTGCTTTTCGTTGGTCGCGCCCGAATAGACCTCGGCGCCGAACTCATTGTCGGCGCACAACATGTACAGCCCGATGCCTGCGGCAATCGCCGACTTGCCGTTTTTGCGCGGCACGACCAGAAACAGCCGGCGAAACCGGCGTAGGCCTTTGCGCGGCCCGGCCTTGTGCAGCCACCCGAAAGTGACGCAAATGATCCAGATCTGCCACGGCTGCAGGACCAGCCGCTCTTTCGATCGCGCCCATTTGCCCTTGGAATGGGGCAGCTTCTCGATGAAGCGGCACGGCCTGGCCGCGGCGTCCTCGTCGAAAACATACGGAAACCTCGCCGCCCGTGAGCGGCTGAGTTTCAGCTCATCTAGGAACCGCCGGCACTGAAGCCGGATCTGCAGCCCGGCCGGGATCTTGCCGCTGCAGACGTCGCTCGCATATTTGCGCGCGATAGCTGCATAACCCCGGCCATCCACATCAATCTATGCCGTTAACCGGCGTCGGACGAAGGCAACGGCAGTTCGATAAACTCGATCGAGCGGCTCTGGCTGATATGCACCGTGCGCTTGCTATTGGGTGGCACAATCTCTTCGGTCACGCCGTGATGCTTATGCGTACCACATTCGCTTTCGAAATTGTCCCGACTGACAATACGCGTGGGCCAGCTATGTGTTTCGAGCGTGATGGTCGTGGTCATGGTGTCCTCCTAAAAGTCGTCGAAGTCGCCAGCTTCCTGCTTATGGCCGCTGGCGATCTTCAGGGCGGCGGCTGGATTGAGCATCAAATCGCCGAGCAGCGATTGTGCATGGCGGAGCGCTTCGGAGAGCATGGCGACAGCGGGGTGCGCCCGCTTCATCACCTTAATGGCGATGACTGCACCATCCTTCGCGACCTGGGCGATTTCGCTGCTGAAGGTGCAGCCCTCTGTTTCGATGACGGCTTGGTACATCGCGATCTGTTCGAGACGCAGTGCCAGCAGGCCGACATGCTCGGCATAGTGTGGGCTGGATCGCTTCTGCTCTTCAAGGATGCCTGCGATCGTCGCGAAGTGACCGCGCGCGATTTCCGACAGATGCAGCGGCGCGATCATCGGGCCGATCGGCACATCCTCGTTGACTTTCGCGTCGCGATCTTCGCGGTATGTCCCCTGCGCTTCCTTTAGCGCCGGATCTTTACGTTTCCGTCCTGCGCCCGATCGGGATCCACCTCGTGCCATCCCGCCTCACTTTTTACCCTTTGAATTTGACCGCGTAAGAAAATGTCCACAGGCGCGGTCCCAGGGGGGTGGCAGGGGAAGTTTTGACCCTCCCCCCGCCCTCAACTTGGCCCGTTTTGCATCGCGTGGCGTCCGATTTTGCTTGAAAATCGGTCGATCGACGTATCGATTCGGTCTGTTCAGTCGGCGTTCCGCTTGCGCCATCGCGCCCGCGCCGCCTCCTTCGCCGTCTTCGCCTTGCTATGCGGATCGCACAGGCCCTGATAGTTCTCGCGGACGTTCGTGCCGCCTTCGGCCCGGTTGCGCATGTGATCCGCGATCGTCGTCCGCCTTGGCGGCGACACGCCGGTGCGGATGCACTCCCGACACCATGGCTCTTCGATCAATACCCGCTTGCGCATGGCATCATGCTCGGCGTCATACCCGCGCTGCTGCCTGCTCTTGCCCTTGGAGGTGGCCCAAGGCTCCGGCGGCTTCCATCCCGGCGGGCGAAAGCGCGGTGCCTGGCTCGGCACCTAGCGCCTGCGGAATGAGGAGCGGAAGGACGATGGTCGATAGCTATAGCGCGCCGTCGATGTCGTTGTCTTGGTACCGCCGAACAGCCCGCGCTTGGTCGTGGTCGTCGTAACGGTGCGCGATCGCACATAATCCCGACTGGCCTGATAGCTGGGGATCGGGCGACGATACCCACGATAGTGAGGATCCGGCACGATCACGGTCTGCCGCTGCCCACCGTTCATGGCGCTCGAGAGCATATAGCCCGCCATACCATAGAGCAGATAGTCGTTCACATCGCCGCCGGCGTCGGCGACCTTGATGCATTCGGCCGGGTTGGCCGCCTGCGCGCAACGCTGCGCCGCAGTCTCGCATGCCGCAAGCGGAATGCACAGCAGGCATGCCAGCAACATCAACAGATAACGCACCATCTACGCCTCCTTCACCGTCTGCGCCTGGATCTCGACGAGCAGCTGCTCGCCCTTCTCCTCGATCGCGCCGACGGCCAGTTGCACCAGCACGTAGCCGGGCAGAAAAATCGCATATTCGTCGAGCGTATCGAGCCAAGCCTGCGCTGACTGGCCAGCGACGATCCCCTGAAGCCGATGCTCGGCACAGCAAAAGAGTCCGCACGACAGCGAACGGCTATCCCGCGCCACGAAATCGAAGCTACATCCGGCCAGCTCAGCCGAGCGCTCCAGCGCCCGCACCAGCCGTACGCCCGCGAGGATTTCGCTCAAGGCTCGATCGCCCCGCTCTGCCCGACACGCTCCAGGAAGAAGCTCTCGCCCTGCTTGATCGAAAAGCCCATGTCATGCAGCGGCAGCGGCACGGTCGTGCCATCGGACGCCAGGACGAACGCCTCGCGCTCGGCCTCCAGCGCCTTCATGATGGCGACCTTGTCGGGCGAATGCTTGGTCCGGACATAGTCCGTCATCTCGGCCGCGCGCAGCGTCACGGCCATGTCGTCATCCTTGCCATGGGCAAAGGAAACGCTGGCCTTGTCCAGCCGATAACCCAGATAGCAGCCGCCAAGCTCGATCGACTTGCGCTTGCCGCCCGTCAGCTCATCGAACTTGGCTGCGAAGAAGGGCTTGAGCTGCTTCTCGATATCCTTGAGCTCGGCCGTGATCGGCACCAGCTCGGTATCCGCGTCCTGATTGGCCGCGGCGATTGCCTCGTCGCGCGCCTGGACGATCAGCGCGGCCTGCGCGCTCCGCTCGACGAAGCGAGCGCACAAGGCCTGCGCCTGCTCGATCGTTTGCGGCGCACGCTGCGCCGGGGAACGAACGCGCCCCATCAGAGGCGCGCCTTCACGACACGCTCGAACGCGGCCGTCGCCTGCGCCGCGGCGTCGCGGGATTTGAGTTCAGCGATCATCGACCGCAGCCACCTTTTGGTGACGCGGATCTCGTCGCCGCCATCGCCCTCTGCCATGCGGGCGAGCGCAGCCATGTCGATCGCGCTCATGTCGCAGATGCCTGACGCAGATCCAAGACCCGCGGCCAACGGTAGCCGACAGGCTTATTCTCCGGTTCCGGCCCAAGAATGATTCCGCCGCGCGCTATGCGCACCGGGCGCAGGATGCCGTCGGCATCGCGCGACAGGCGGAAGGTCTTGCGACTAAAGCCGCGCACCTTCAGGCCGCGAATTTGCAGACGGCGTGGCAAGCTGCTCATGGATCAGTCCTTCAGTACCAGGCTTCTGCCCTGTCGCCGTGCGTCTCGAACGACAGCGGCGAAGCGGATGGTGCGGCTGCACCACGAAACGATGCGACGATGGAGGCCGCTATGGCTTGCGCCCGCTCTTCCAGCTCGGCCATGACCATGTCGTGGCGGCGCCGGGATGTCTGGGGGTGGGACAGGCGGGCATCGCGGATCAGCTCGTCCAGCGCATGGCTGGCATTTTCGAGACTGTCGGGGATCGAAGGCCGGGTAGGCGAAATGGCCAGGGCAACCTCCATCGACGCAAAAAGCCCGCCGATGGGGGGATCGGCGGGCTCATGACGCAATTAGCGCGGGGTCGGATATGCCCTGTTCGTGGCCACTTTGGCAGGCTCGTTTTTGTAACGACGCGGAAATAACGGAATCGGGTGATCAACGCAGCCGGTCCGCCTCCCGCGCCATCAGGTGGAACATGCCCGGCCACCACGGCACGAAACGCAGGTCGATGCGGATCTCGCGCCCCTGCCGCACTTCCATCATCTGCGTGGTGCCGACTTTAATACCGTCGATAACGATGGTGCGGTCCGCCAGTATCATATCAGTCCGACATGCGCCGCCGCCAGGTCGGCCGGTGTCACCTCATCCCGCACTGTGCGATGCGTCTGCGCCCACAGCGCCAGCGCATCGGTCAGCATCCGCCGCGCCCGCCGCACATGCACCCCATGCAGCACCGCCGCGCGGGCCACGCCGACATCGCGCACGATGATGTCCAGCACCAGCTTGGCGTTGGCCGGGCCGATCGCTGTGCGCCACCGCGAATAGGCCATCTCGTTCCACACCGCGCCCAGAGCCTCGAAAAAGGCGTCGCCATGCCGACTGCCGTCGATCCGTGTCTCCAGGCTGGCCGTTCGGACGGTCACATCGGCCATGATCCTGTAGGCGATCGCCGCGATCTGTTCGGCATAGGCCAGTTCGTCATCGTCAAGATAGCCCGACGCATGGAGCCGCACGATTGCGCCCGGCCGCTGCCTTCGATGCGCTTCATGGGTTTCGGGCGTGCCCGCATTCTTGTGATGCCACCGCTCCAGCGTCTGGGCTCGCGCCTTGCGCAGCGCACGTTGCTCGATCGCCGTCCGCTTTGCCGCCACCTGCGCCCGCTCGGCCTGAACTGCCAACGCCAGTGCCGATCGAACACTATCCACCGCCCCGCTTGCCGTCCCCAATTTCGTCATTCCGCACGTCTCCCGCTCGCCGCGCATCATGCGCGCGCGCGCGTGTCTGCGGCAGGCTCGGATTTGTAACGGTCATATGCCCGGCCTCGTCCAGGTCAATGAGTGGCAGGCCCATCGGCTGGATCAGCTCGAACCGTTCAGGATTGACCACCCACCCTTCGGATTGCAGCAGCTGAAGCGCCTCTTCATGGCTCTCGGCGGGACGAATACCGCGCGGCACGCCTGGCTGATAATGAATCCGCCCCTCCCGCGCCAGCTTGCGGACCGCGCCCTGCACCCGTGCCCGGTTCGTGCCTATCGCGGCGGCCATCTCACTGAGCGATGGGCCCACCCCATGCTGGGCATGAAACATCCGAACGAAGGCCAGCACCTGCAGCTTCCTGCTCGCCATCTCCGGCGACAGGCGCGGTATCCCTTCCAACATGCCCATAAAGCAGGCCTCCCGATCGGGAGAACATAAGGAGAAATCAGACGAAAGGCCAGCAAGCGCGGTCATCATTCCCGCAGCCATCGTGGATAGACCTCCTCATACACCCATAATGGTCGCATCACCCCGTGCAGATAATGGAAGTTATTCCAGCCCAGGCATCCTTCGGTCAGCCGGCATCGGCAACGCCGGTTGACCAGGCTGTAGTCGGGCCCCTTGATCGCGACCAACACGGCCGGGTCTATCACGCGATAGGCGCGGCACTGCGTGCAATGTACCTGCACGCGCACGCCATGCTCTGCCATCGCGCCGACTGTCTGCGCCCAATTCGGTATCCATGCGGTCATGGTACATATGGCGAACATGACGGCGAGTCGTGTCAAACGCATTGACACTCGCCCTGCCGCAAACCACCCTGCCGCCATGTGCAACCGGGCGGAACGTGGCGATACGCAGAAAGTGCTGCAGCTCTTCAATGCGCGGCCGGGATCGCGCTTCAATGAAGGTCCGCTTGAAATTCATCCCAAATATCCCGGATCGGTCATCCGCCTCGACGGTGGCGATCGCGTACTGGAACAGATGACTTGGGGCTTCCCGCTGGCCCAGAAAAGCCGAAAGACCGGCAAGCCCTTGAAGCCCAAACCGGTGAACAACGCTCGCTTCGACAAGCTTGACAGCTTCTTCTGGAAACGCACAGCGACAGATCCACGCCACCGCTGCCTCATTCCCACCGCGCGCTATGCCGAAGCGGTGGGGCCAGATGGCGCGATGACCGAAACATGGCTGTCCGTGAAGGACCAGCCCATCTTCGCCTGGGCGGGCCTGTGGTCGAACAGCGATGAATGGGGCAACGTATTCACCGGCGTCATGACTGACAATGCGCCGGAGCTCGCGCACATTCACGACCGGTCGCCGGTGATCCTCGATCCGCAGGACTGGGACACATGGCTCACGGCGCCGCTGGAGCATCTCTATCGCTTCGATCGCCCTTATCCCGCCGATCGCATGATCGTCGATGCGACCGATACCCCTTGGTTCAGAAAGGCCGGGACAACTGCCGGGCCTGCTCTGATCTAGAGGTCTAGGTTTCGCGCCTCTATCACCTGCAGCGCCGCTTCTTCGCGCGGTGTCGGATGCTCCGGATCGGCAGCCTCCAGCCAGATCGCTAAGACATCAGCGTCGGAAAGAACATCGACGTCTTGGTCTGTTCGGGTACGCTCCACTGTCATTATCTTGCAGCCCGTGCGGCGTTGTCTGCGGCGCGTAGCGCGGCGTTCATGGCCTCGTCCGCCGCCTGTGATGCATTTTCAGCGGCATTGGCAGAATCGGCGGTCGGCATTGTGGCTTCAGTTTCCGACTGCAGTCCGCCATTCTGCGCAACGATTAAGAGGATTGCCCCAATAATCGCAATGGGCACGAAGATGAGGGAAATGAGCACTTTATTGAACAGCGCATCCTTCGCCTCATCCTCGGGATCTCGTGCAATATATTCGGGGCTCGGAACGCTTGGCACATCCGCGATCTCGCTCTCAGGAATAACGGCGACATGCTGGTCATTTTTGATGGAAAACGTGAGACGCTCTAGCCGTTCACCCAGCGCACCGCCCACGAACAGCAGCACTCCGGCCAGGCTGAGTGCGATACCGCCCAGGAAGATCATCTCGCGCAGTTGCGCGCGCGCCAGATTGTAGGTTTCGGAATAGCTGCCCGTGCCGACCATGCCGCCAAAATCGGCCAGGCGCATTTCCTCAGTGTTGACAGTGGAGGGCAGGATTAGCAGAGCTATCGCCGCTAATAGCGCGCCGATGACAATCAGCAAGGCGCCTATTTTCTTCATGATCTCTACTTCGCCCCTTTATAATCTGATTGCCCATCATGCAGCGCCATCGACACAGGCGTGACTGAGTTTGCCTGTGGTGTGTTGCTAACCATGCGCTGTGCGACCAGAAGGAGCGCAGCCCGTCCGGCGTCGTCCATCTGGCGAAAGGCGTCGAGGAAAGCGGTCTCCTCTTGGCTAAGCGCATCGCCGATCCTTCTGCCAGTGACAATCCAGTACCAGTCGGCGCCAGCTTCACCGACTCGGAGCAGATATTCCACTGGTGGGAACGTCCCAGCTTCGTAACGATGTTGGGTGTTTAACGTGACACCACCCAACCCAGCAAAATCTCGCTGCGACAAGCCCATTGCATTCCGGGCAGCACGAAGACGCCCGGCGATATTATCTGAATCGATAATTTCAGCTTGACTGTTTATCACAACTAGTAAATCACTGTGCTCGGTTACAACAATTTGGCACATTGCACATGTTTGGGGTCGGAGTCACATCTGCTGAGGGGCTGAAAGCGCGTGCGCTCGCGGTTCGTGAGCAATTTGCCGCTTCCGGCACCAATATCAGCGAGTGGGCGCGTGAGCGCTCCTTCTCCGTGAGCCTGGTGCAATCGGTTCTGACCGGTCGGCGCGCCTGTCGTCATGGCGAATCGCACCGCATCGCCGTGGCTTTGGGCATCAAGGAAGACGCTCCAGCGCCAGGCACGCCACCCAAGCATGGCGACGACCGGCTTGAAGGTTTGCGGCCATGAACCTCGGTGAGCCTCAATCACGGCATCTGGACCCCCGCACCGCGCAAGATCGCCTGACATACTGGCGCGGCCTGGCCGAAGCGCAGGCGGCACGCGAAGTCTTCGCGATCGTCGACGGCGATATCAACGAGGTGCACTGGGGTGTCAGCGCTGCCTTGTCCGCCCTGATCAAGGCACAGGTTGATTTCGCGGCAGCGCAAATCAAGGTGCTTCATCGGGGGCCTCCTCGTCCGGGAAATACCCCTCGGGATGGAAGCCGTGCCACTTCGGCATCTTCTGCTGAACCTGCGTCTTCCAATATGTCGCCCGCGCCTGCTCCAGATCGCGCCGGGGATGCGGTTCGTCATCCCGGATCGCCAGCAACAGACCAGCCAGCATCTCTGCCAGTTCATCGCGATGACCAAAGCCGGCCAACCGAAGGAGCATTGGAATGACAACATGCTCTTCCAGCGATTTGCTCGCGTTGACGGCCACATCGATGCGATCGAACGTATCGCGCAGATATGCGACATCGCTCTTCTGCTTGTCTTCCAGCGCAACGATGCGCGCCTGGAGCGCGGCGATCGCGTCTACTTCTCCCATGTTTTCCGTCCTTCGTGTGGTTGTGGTGACTCACACGATAGCCGGACGGGGTCGGGCGTCCAGCCCGGCCCCCAAAGGCGCATCAAATCCATGTCATCATGCATATTCTTGCCGAAATATGCATGACGCCAAGCCGCGTCTCTCCCAATCGCCGCGCACTTTTGGTGCGCTTGGCTCTAGGTTCTCCAGCCCCGTGGCCCCCGGCTCCCATAGTCGACCCTTTGCCGGGGCCATGCCTGCCGCCGCCGACATTATGTTTGACCGCTTGGAGTCGGCGGCGGCCTTTTACAGTCATGGGCGTTCCGGCCGCCCTGGACGTGCCGCCGCGCATCTGGCCGATCGCGCGCCGTCCCTCCCTCAATGCCTTCGGGTCGCACCTGGCGAGGGAGCCGGAGATATTTCTGGCGCTGCCGCATGACCAAGCTGCGCCCCCCCATCTCGATCGACACCGCCCTCGCCCGCATCGCCGGGCAGGTCGACGGTGGATGGGATGCGATGGCCGTTCATGTCGGCTACCAAGCGCGTACCGTCCGCGCATGGGGCGATGTCGATCGCGCCGAACAGATCAGCCTGCCCATCGCGATCGCGCTCGATATCCTTTTTCAAAGCCATGGCGGCGTCGGTGCGCCCTTGTTCGAAGCGCATGGCGACATGGTCCGGATCGCCGCCGGCGATGCGTTCGGGGACAAGCAGGAACTGCGCCGCGAGACGATCGACTTCATGCGCGAGACAAACGAAGCCAATCTCGCGCTGTTGGAAGCCGCTGAGCCGGACGCAGGCGACGCGGAACAGGTGATCGCCACTAAACAGGTTCTCGATGTCCGCCAATGGGCGGACAGGATTCTTACCCGTCTCGGCCGCAAGCCGCCTTGATGAACACAGCGGGGACGCCTGCTCACCAGAGTTGAAGCGCTGAGCGGCTAATCTCCCCCCTCAAGACCCAATCAGGAAACCGGCCAACCCGGCGCGATCTTCGCGCTTTCGGGAAGGCCATTCTGCTGCCTCAATCCGCAAGGCCACCGCCATGCTATCACCCGGCACCTATCTCAAGCTTCGCCGCCAGGCCGCAGGCCTGTCGATCGAGGATGTCGCTGCGATGGTCCACACCGCGCCGCGGCTGGGAGAGATTGATCGCTGCGGCTGGATCACCCGGATCGAAAATGATGTCGCCGCGCTCAGCCCTGACGTCATTGAAACTTTGGCGGACGCCTTCCGCTTCTCACGCCGGATCCTGCAGCAGCTGATCGACGCGCGCAGCTATGGCGACACTTCCGCCGTCACCCGCATCTGCCTGATTTGCGGCTGCTCCGATCAAGACCCCTGTGTCGATCCGAACAGCCTTGATTGCTGCGGCTGGTCCACCGCCGACAGCTGCACCGCCTGCGTCCCGACCGCCTGCCCACAGCAACCAGCCATCAAGGAGGCCTGACCCATGCCCCGCACACCCGAAATCCGGCCCTTCCGTCCGCGCACCTATACCGATCGCCCGATCGATCTCACTCTGGCGAAAAGCGTTCGCGATCGCCTGCACTTCGATGAACCCCGGCACCCCATCACCTTCATCGACGAAACCCAGGCACAGATCGACGCCGATCTGGAGGGACTAAGCGGTGCGATTTTGCTGGGCGTAATCGCCGGTCTCTTCGCCGCCGCCCTCATCTGGTGGATGCAGTCATGAGTGGAGACAACAACGTCGCCGCCGATCAGCTGCGCCTGCTGATCGAACGTATCGAGCGGCTGGAAGAGGAAAAGAAGGGCATCGGTGACGACATCAAGGATGTCTATCTCGAGGGCAAGGCGACCGGCTACGACCCCAAGATCATGCGCCAGATCGTCCGCCTGCGGAAGATGCACCCGCATGACCGGCGTGAAATGGAGGCGATCCTTCAGACCTATCTCGCCGCGCTGGGGATGGAATGATGGGCGCGGTCCATATTCTCCCCTCGCCCGGCGGCGATCGGCAGGATCCGTTCCCGCCGATGCGCGCGCCGCTCATCGTCACCGAACGGGGCGAAGCATGGGTGCCGCACCCATTCTATCCCGGGATGACGACAAACGTCCCGCTGTGCGAAGGCCTCGCCGTCGCCTGGGCACCCTGCACGCCGCTGCGCCAGGTCATACTGTCGATCTGGGGCGGCAACACTGAAATTCCCAGCGACGAATCCGTCACCACCACCCTCTCCCGCCCCGGCCTCAAGCGCCTGATCGCTGATCTCCAGTCGATCGCCGATCAGTTGGATGGGCTGTCCTGATGCGCCCGCCCCGCACCACGCCGCTCAGCCCGGCCGAACTCCGCACGATGTTTGCCGATGGCGACAGCGTCACGCAGATCTACAACCGCACCTATCGCCTCGACCGTTCGGTCACGAAGGACAAGATCCGCGCCATCCTCTTCGAAAGGACGGCGGCATGACGGACCTGGTCACCGCAGCGCTCCGCTACGTACGGTCGCCCGACTATTGTGAACTGAGCCTGCGCCAGCTGGCCCTGCTTGGCATCGTCGCCGACAGCGACGGCCCGCACCATGTCCGCGATCTCGCCAACGAAATGGGCGTCGCCAAACCAGTCGTCACGCGCGCTGTCCAGAAGCTGAAGACGCTCGGCCTTCTCACCCACGCCCGCTCCGGTCCCGATCGCCGCGACTGCCTCGTCTCGGCCACCGACCCCGGCCGCGCCCTACGCGCCGCCTTTGCGCAGGAGAATGCCTGATGTGCGTCGGCCTCCACGATCGTCTCGCCCAGAGCCATCATCGGCTCCGGCGCGGCATGATCTGGTGCCGCACCTGTGGCCGCTCGACCCGCGTCGATCCCCCGGGCGCGCTGCGCCACGGCTGGCCTCGCTGCTGCGACGCCACGATGACAATCGACGCACCGGAAGAGCGGCTGTCATGACCTGCGATGTCGTCACCCTCCCCGGCGGCGGTCGCGCCATTGTCTGCTCTGGCCGTGGCCGAACGCGCGCACGATGCGCCTGCGGTCGTCCTGCTCCTTTGCTCTGCGACTGGAAGATACCGGAAACAGGCGGCACCTGCGACGCGCCGGTCTGCAACCGCTGCACCACGTCACCGGCTCCGGACAAGGATCTGTGCGCCACCCACGCTAAAGCCTTTGAGGCATGGCAGGCGCGCCAGTCATCGGGTGCGTCATGAGCGGCTGTGGAAACTGCACCTTGTGTTGCACCGTCATGAAAGTGACGCCACCGCTTCCCGCGCCGCCCAAACCCGCGCACACCCCGTGCCAGCACTGCACCGGGACTGGCTGTTCCATCTATGCCGATCGTCCGGAGCCCTGCCAGATCTTCATGTGCTGGTGGCTAGGCAGTCAGTCGGTCAAAGAGCTTCGTTTGCCTCATGCGCTCCGACCAGATCGCACCGGTGTGGTGCTCGATCTTAATTCGGCGGGCTATGTCATCGCGCATTGCCACCGGCCCGACGCGTGGAAGCGGGAGCCAATGCGTCGCTGGCTTCTCATTATGGCGCGCCGGACGCGCGTTTTGATCGAGGCTGAGGGTAGTACCCACTTGCTCGATCCGTCCGGCGCGACTGTAGAATTGACGCGCATTGGTGTCGATCCGGTGACGAACGAGACTCTCTATGTCCGGAGCGTCGCGGCATGAAGCCCGCCCTCGCCCTTTGCTCCTGCGCGACGTGCGAAGCGCTCGACGCGCAATTTCCGATGGAAGGGCGTCAACTCGCCCTCATCACGCCAGCTCTGCATTCGGACGCCCCGTTCGCATGCCTCCCCAAACGCCCGCCTGCCAGTTCTCTCACCCCCGCTGGCCAGGCGAAGCGGGTCCGGACCGGGGCCATGCCCTGCGCCGGTCCGGACCAATCCACCCCCGCCAACCTCCCCACCAAGGAGCATCTGACCAGGAGAAGACCCATGTCCGTTACCACGATGACGATCGACGCGCTATGCGTGTCGCCTTTCAACGCCCGCACCAACCAGGTCGACGCCAATGCCGTCAATGGCATGGCGGAATCGCTACTGCGTCGCGGCCAGATCCAGCCCCTCACCGTACATCCCATCAAGGGCAGTCGCGGTCGCAAGCGCGTCTATGGCGCGATCGCTGGCGGCCGTCGCTATCGCGCCTTCCGCACGCTCATCGATGCAGGCCGGCTGCCCGCCGACCATCCGATCGACGTCATCCTGCTCGAAATCGAGGATGAAGGGGAACTGCGCGAATTCAGCCTCGCGGAGAACCTCGTCCGTGTCGACCTTCGCCCCTATGAAATCTATGCGGCCGTCGCCCGCGCCCATGCCGAAGGGCGGTCGTTTAGTGAAATTGCTGACACCAATGGTCAGACGATCGAGACAATCCGCCGCTGGGCGCGGCTCGGCAATCTTCACCCCACCATCTTCGCCGCGCTCGAACTGGGCGAGATCAGCCAGGACCAGGCCAAGGCGCTGGGCGCGACCGAGGACGTTACCCTGCAGCTGCATATCTTTGAGAAGATCGCTGCCTATGCGCCGGGCGACTGGCGCCGCTCCGCCGCCGAGATCCGCAAGCTGCTGCGCATCGGCGATCGCGATCTCGAAAAGATGCTCCGCTTTGTCGGCGACGCTGCATATGCCGACGCCGGCGGGCGCTATGAGCTGGACATGTTCGCCGACGATGCCGAACAGCGCGGCCGCGTCGCCGATGAAGGTCTGCTCATGCAGCTGGCCGACGCGCGCCTCGATGCCATCCGCACCCGCGTCCGCAAACAATGCGGACGGGCGCTGGTGTTCCAGCCCGCTCCGCCGCAACTGATGATCGGCAGCTACGACCAGGGCGTTGATACATCGCTGGAGATCTTCGCCGAACCACAACCGGCCGACGCTGAAGACGCGCAGCGCCTCGCCTGGCTCGGCTTCTGGATGGCCCGTCTGGAAGAACAGGCATTGGCGGTGCTCGACGACGAAGACGTGTCCAAAGACATCATCGCCCACTGCATCGCCGCAATCGACGAACATATCGAGCCGATGGAGGTGGAGCTTGCAGCCCTTCAGGATCGCCTCGTCCTCGCGATTCCGGCCCAGGCCTTCGCCACCCTCATCGTCCAGGAGGATGGTGAAACCGATCTCCGCTTTTGGTGGACCGATCGCAAGGCGAAGGAGAAGGCCGAGGCAGCGGCGCGCAAACTGCCGGACGCGCCACCACCTCGCGCCGTGTCGGTCGGCCCGATAGCGCGCGCCGCAATGCCCGGTCCCGACGCCCGCCGATCGCTCGAACGATCGGCCGAAGCGATCGATGGCGGCAGCGGCTATGGCGAACGGGCGAAGGCCGATGCGCTGATCCGCGACGAGCATGGCCTGACTGCCGACGGCGTGCAGATCATGCGCTCCCTGCGCCGGGAAATGCTCCGCGCCGCGCTGCTCAATGAAGCATTCGCTGTTGGCCTGCGCAATAGCAGCGTCGCGCTGGACTATCTGCTCTGGTCGCTTATGCGCGACCGGATAACAGACGGCGGCATGATCACGTCACGCGCCCACCAGCGTGGACTCGCTGGACTTGCCGCGCGGCAGGAATTGCAGCCGGTAGAAGCGGCGTCTCATCTTGAACGCACAAAGGCGCATCGCACCTGGAAAGCGGCGGTTGATCGCCTGAAGCAGCACCCCGCGGTGACCGACAAGGATCTGGTCACCGCCTTCGACGCCTTTCGGGTCGAAGACTGGCATTGGAAGCAGGAAGTCGCCGCGATCGTCACTGGCTGCGCGCTCGAGCGATCGGCCAGCGCCGGCGGATATGAGGTAGAGCTACACGATCATGTCGCGCTGCTGGCGGGCTATCATGAGCCGGAACGCCAGCGGACGCTGATCGAACCGACCGAGGAAATGATCGCCCTCCTCCCCCGCGCCGGCCAGCTGGCCCTGATCCACCCACACGTCACCAACGGCGAATATCTGGCGCTCGAAAAGCTCAAGGCCTCAGACCTGTCAGCGCCGGTAGCCCGCACGCTCAAGAAGGTCGCGGACTGGGTCCACCCCATGCTCCGCTTCCGACCGCGCATGTTCGCCGTCATTGCCCGCGAACAGGAACTGGAGACAGCGGCATGAAGCTCGACGCCAATGTCTCGCTCGGCGCGGTTGTCCGCGCCATGGGCGTCAGCCAGCTGAAGGGCGCGATCGTCAAGGCTGTCAGGGTGACCGTCACCTATCGCGTCGAGGGACAGGACGGCATTGCCGCCTTCCAGCGCAACGGCGGCGATCGCCTGATGGTGCGCAATGCCGAAGTCGATCGCGACGAAGCGATCGACGTCCTGTCCGAAGATGGCTGGCATTTTGATGAGGATGTGGAGGGGCCGATCGATCCGCGCGACCTGCACGATTTCATCGCGGCCTGCTCGGCCGGCGATCGCTGCACCGCCCTCGCGCTCGTCCCTCGCCTCTTCACCGGCAGCAACGCCATGACGGCCGAGCAGCTGCTCACCACGCGGGCATCCCAACTCGAAAGGCGCATCGCATGACCGAGGAGAATTGGAAGGTCGGCGATCTCGCTGTCTGCATCAGCGACAATTGGGTCGGCGACGATCATGTGACCCCCTGTCCCTATGATCCGCCGCGCAAGGAACAGGTTCTCAGGGTCAGCATCGTCGTCGAATGCGACTGCGGCCTGATGCTCGGTTTTGAAGGCTTCCCGCCCAAGGCCATCTGGCACCATCGCGCCTTCCGCAAGATCCACCCGGACGTCAGCCCCGCCAATGACGACGCCTGGGTCGAGCAGCTCCGCCACCTGCGCAAGAAGCAAGCGGCATGAGTGCCGCCGCCCATCCCATCGCCCCGTGTACAAGCAAGGAGACTGATCATGACGTTCGACTTCTCACAGATTAACGAGGTCCGGCTGAGTTCCGGAACGCATAGTAACGCTGCCGAAGGCATGTGTTTTATGGAGATGACGGCCTGGTTCGCTGGTGAAGCCCACAGTGACCGACCGCTGTGCGCCTGCCCAGTACTTGGTCGCTATGGTATCACGCTCAACGATAACATGCCCGACGCCATGCGGGACCGCCTGCTCAAGCCGATGGTACCGCTCATTGCCGGGACGCGCGGAACGATCGACGATGAGCACGCTCGCGCGAAGTTTTTGGCGATGTGGGGCATCAACAAAATCGCGCCCATTTGGCTGCGCGCCTATCAGATCCCTCAATTCGACGCTTTAGCGTCGCGATGCGAGGTGGCGCGCAGCGACGCCGAGTTCCGGGATATCGCCGCTCGGGCCGCTCTGGCCGCTCTGGCCGCTCGGGCCGCTCTGGCCGATCTGGCCGCTCGGGCCGCTCTGGCCGCTCGGGCCGATCTGGCCGCTCGGGCCGATCTGGCCGATCTGGCCGCTCGGGCCGCTCTGGCCGATCTGGCCGCTCGGGCCGCTCGGGCCGCTCTGGCCGCTCGGGCCGATCTGGCCGCTCGGGCCGATCTGGCCGATCTGGCCGCTCGGGCCGCTCGGGCCGCTCTGGCCGCTCGGGCCGATCTGGCCGATCTGGCCGCTCTGGCCGCTCTGGCCGCTCGGGCCGATCTGGCCGCTCTGGCCGATCTGGCCGCTCGGGCCGATCTGGCCGATCTGGCCGCTCGGGCCAGAACACAATGCCTCGAACTGATGGTTGAGGGATTACGTCAGGCGATCGATCTCGGACCCCATGCTGGCTTCAATCCAGCCATCGATCTCGAACAGCGCCACAATGCGCTAAAGGAGCTTGTCACGGCATGACGACCCTCGCGGATCGGCGGGGCTTCGCCCCGCCGATCAACGGCGGCTGCGCCGCCCACTCTAATTCAGGTTCGCCGCGCCGCTTGCATCGCACGCGTCGGAAGAATGTCCGAACCCCGCCAGGCGCGGTGTATGTGGGTCGACCGACGGATTGGGGTAACCCGTTCGCCGGGCGGCCGAAGATCGGTCATGCGCGGAGTGTCATCCTCTACGCAGCCTGGATAAAGGGCGACCTCAACCCGCATATTCTCACCCGCGCTGGCTTTGGCGAAGATGAGATCGCCGGGCTGCGCCGATGGCGCGATCGGCTCATTGCGCGCCTTCCAGATCTGGAAGGCAAGGATTTGCAATGCTGGTGCCCGACAACCTCTCCGTGGTGCCACGCCGACGTCCTTCTCGATGTCGCCAATAGGAGCGAAGGTCGATGA